TCCATAGAGGCTCGTGGCTGCATTTTATGCATTATCGGACCTTGGGTATTAGTTAATACCTATTCGTTCCACTACGAGCTTTCTATGAGGTCGTTTTTCAGTTAACCAGACATTTTCCTAGCATTTAGATGTTCTTCTATCTGATTGTGGATAGAATCTAATTTTGCTGTGCCTTCTCTAACTATAACTTCTAAGACTGCATACTCTTCAGGTTTAAAATATTTTTTTAGCTTTGTAATGTCTGTTGTAATTCGTTCTGTTATTAATTGCCCAGACTTATTATAAAGAAATCTGTAACCAAGAAGTGTCGCTTCCTTTCTTTTCATTGTTCATTCCTTTTAATTAAATTAAATATTCTACTAATAAGTTTTTTATTAGTATGAATACACCAACTGCATTCAATATAATTAATGCTCTATCTTTCCAAAGTAATCCTACCCATAACCATAGAAGTACACCTATTATTGATAGAGATAAATCAATTAAACCTAAACCTTCAACCCCTCTCATAGACATAGCAGTTAAGATAAAGAAACTTCCTATCCATTTAACATACCAAGATATATCTCCTTTAGGAGTTGCTGATTTAAAAATCCTTTTAGAATTTAATATTTCTTTAGGGTCAAATTTATTTTTATTCGTCTTCATTTAAATTTGCGTATGTAATTGTATCTTGTCTTCCTCTTAGTCCAGCTTTCATATAAGTTGTTGCTCTTCCTTCAAAGAAGTTTTGATGTTCGACTCCCATTACTTCATCTATCCAAGTAAGAGGATTTTCTTTTTGATTGTAGTTTGGTTTAAGTCCAAGCTGCAGTAATCTTCTGTCTGCTATATATCTATTATAAGCATACATATCTTTCTTAGTTAATCCTTGTAAGTCTCCCATCTCAAAAACTAAATCAAGAAACTTATCTTCTAGCTTAACCATTTCTCTACAGATATCATATATTTCTTTCTTAAATTCGTCTGTCCATATATCTACATTCTCTTTTATAAATTCTCTAAAGAGTTTTGTCATTGCTTCTACATGTAGTGATTCATCTCTAATAGAATATGTAACTATCTGTCCCATGCCTTTCATCTTACCGAACCTTGGAAAGTTTAATAAGATTGCAAAGCTACTAAATAATTGTAGCCCTTCTGTAAAAGCTGAATAGACTGCTAAAGCTATAGCTTTCTTATCTTTTAAAGTTGGTTTAAAGTTACCAACATAATCATGCTTGTCAGCCATCTCTTCGTAATCAGAGAAAGCTTTATATTCTATCTCAGGCATACCTACTGTATCTAATAATAAACTATAAGCGTGTTGATGAATAGATTCCATGTTTGCAAAAGAAGACATCATCATTCTAGCTTCTGGCTTTTTAAAGATACGCATATACTTATCTATATATCCTGAAGCAACATCAACATCTGACTGAGTAAACAGTCTAAAGATTTGTGTTAATAAATTCTTTTCAGTATCTGATAATTCTTGCCAATCATTTACATCTGTGTGTAAGGGTACAGATTCTGGCATCCAATGCATTTGATTTTGTAATACATAGTAATCAAACATCCATGGATTATCAAATGGTTTATAGTATTCTCTCGTTCCCAACAAGCTCATAGTCTAACTCCTTTAATATATTAATATACTCTACTGCTTCTGCGTAGTCTTTAAATAACTTATCAATAGTCTCAACCATATCAGGATGGTCGGCTACTGCAACTGGGTCACTAAGATATAATTTTAAATTAGTCTTAGCTATAGTTCTTTGTGCTTTGTATTTTGATTCCAAAGCTTTAAATAATTCTGCATTCATAATTTTTCCTTAACCTTCACAGGCAATACAATCCACTTCATCTAATTTAATTCGTGGAACTTTTACATTTACATTCTCTACACTTCTAGCTGCATTAGACCTAAAGTAGTATAGTGATTTTAATTTATTCATACCATACCAATGAACATCATTTACATACTGCATATATTCATCGTGTACTTTCTGGTCCTCTGTTGCTTTAGGTAGTGTAAAGAATAGATTAACAGACTGTGCCTGACAAATATATTCTTGTCTTTGATGGGCATGTTCTATTATCCATATCTGATTTATTTCGTTTGCAGTTTTAAATATATCTTTTTCTTCGTCAGTTAATATATCTAAATGCTGAACCGAACCATCCTTACCTGAAATATCTTTCCAAGTGTTCTCTAACTTCTTACCTTTCAATCCTTTAGACCTTAGTAACTTCTCCAAGAATTTGTTTTTAACTTGGTAGCTACCTGATAAAGTTTTGTGGGTATAAGCGTTAGCCCTATAAGGCTCAATAGAGGGACTAGTGCCACTACAAATAATACCACTAGAGGCATTAGGAGCAACAGCAAGAAGATGAGCATTACGCTTATTTGAACCATGTAAATCAGGACATTCCCCACGCAATTCAGCGAGTCTTTCAGTAGCTGTTTGATGTGTGAAAAGGCTCTGTGATTAAAGCTAGTAGCGAAGAGCCCTTCAAACGAAATTCGCTTAGACTGTAGATAAGCGTGAAAGCCCATAGCCCCAAGACCAAGAGACCTTTCTCTGTAAGCTGAGTAAGCAGACTTTGCGTACCCTTCCTTACCTTCTTTAATATGGTTTGTAAATCTTTTAAAGTTTGCACTATATCCTCCTAACTGTGATGTGTCTACTGCATTTTCTATATAATGTTCTATTACATTATCTAACATAGTTATTAAATCATCTATGAAAGATTCATCTTTGGACCAATCATCAAAGTGTTCTAAG